ATTAGGTCCGGCAGCGGTATTAAAACGAATATCATCTGAAGTTGGATACAAATTAGGTTTAACACCTCGTGGATTAAAATCCTCCCAGAATAATCTGGCTTTAACTTCAAGAAAGCTAAAGGGATTCCAATCAATTTGATCTCCTCTTGGATCATTTTCATCTAAGATACCGTGGTATTGTGGAAGTTGAGCTTTTATTGTGGATAAGTCCGGAACTTTATGAGTTCCTCTTAAACCTTTATAGCTATGTAACAATGTTACAATCACTCTCACATAACCATCATTCCCTGTTCTTATCCATCGTCTAAAGATTAGAGGAAGGCAAGAAGGTAAGCCATGAGACAACTTAACTCGAAAACCGAGTTGTTGCGTGTTCCTTAACGGTTGACCAGCTAAATACTGGAGAACCGTTATAGACATAACTTTCAACAAGAGTATTAAATTATTAATACCTTGTGTAGAGTTACGTTTCGTAAGATATCTACTCAATTTTCGGATTTCTTTTCTCCCAAAAGGAGATAAAGTTTTAATTCCTAACCAACTTATTATGTCAAAACAATAAGAAGGGAAGAATTCTTCGAAGTTTCCTTCGAAACTGATCATCGAGTCTTTGATTTTCCAACCGAAATGAGTGGTAAACAACTGACTTCGTCGTACTGATCTATCAAGGGGGGTGTTCGAGTCCACCGGAAGAGAATTACATCGTTTAGTAACCCTATCCAGTGTATCTGAAGGTGTCGATAAGACACTCAGTTTTCGATTATTACTAATTAACGAGGTTAAGAGAGCATGGTATCTATCAGATTCCAGGTAATCGAGACAGTCGGAATTATTAATATCCCGTATAACATATCTACCCTCGGCCATCGACCAATTAGAGATAATCTCTAATAACATCGAACGGTCTGAACGTAGTCCTTGGAGAAGTACATTAGATTGACGCATATTGAATTTTAGTTCTTCATCTTGGGACATTTATTTCACTGCTTACCAGCAGGAATCTTCTTTTCTTAAGGAAGATAAGGAACTTTGTAAACACAAAGTATTCCAGAATCTGTAAATTGTTCTAACAATAGCAGAAAGAAGCAATACCAAATTTAGGTTTTGTTATCTTATAAACGTCTTAAATGGGGTATCTAGATGGCTAGAAAATCGCCAACAAGCGATAACAATGTACGATATGGTTCAGACAGTGCACAAATAGAAAATTTGCCCAAATAATTAAAGTCTCGGTCAAACGGGTGATCAAAAACGATCATACCCTGTACGGAGGTCTTTATCCAAACGGATAAAGCATATTTAATTAGTTGTAAAGGGTTTCCACCTTTTACAGCCCTATTCCTATTTATCTGTATTGTTTGCAATACATAACCTTTAAGTAAGTTTCTCTTTAGAACGTAGCTCCCTCTATATACTATGTATATATGGTGTTTAATTGTAATAAAGATCGACCTTAAAGGGGGAAGGGAGATTCTACCTTATCTGAATGATGAGGTGGTAAACGGCCTATCACTATACTCTATACATTATTACTTAGATGTTTTATTAACAACATTTATTTAATACTAGTAAGACCCATTCTCTGAGCTACATTAGTAAACTCTTACGATGGTGGAAAAGCAAAAAAATCGATCCCTCTTTTGGTTCTTGCGAACCGGGGAGCAGATCCTCGTCTTTCAGTTTCCGTCGAGGTACCAATCTCAACTTTCCCTGAGGCTAGGACGATCCATTGGGAGTGGTTTTCTTGAAATAGGCTTATTAGGCTAAAACCTGG